AAGCCCGCAACAGGGCTTGAACTATTAGAGCAGGTTGTTACGCAAATATTAGTGAAAGGGTCAGATTCAGCGAAGATTGCATTGATAAAAGAAATCAGGGAGACAACGGAAGGTAGTAGAATAGCGGGGCTTGCTGGGCAGGAGTTGTTCCCTGAAGAGATAACGATTCGATATGTGGAGTCAAAGCATGAATGAAGCGTCGCCGATAGTATTCAAGCCGCTTATCTCAGAGAATTGGCGGTATAAAGTATACTATGGTGGGCGTGGATCTGGTAAATCATGGGCGTTCGCGACTGCACTCATTGAGTTAGCGATAAGCAAGCGGCGGCGCATTCTTTGCACGCGTGAGTATCAGAACTCAATCGAGGATTCTGTCTATAAATTGATCTCTGATTTTATCGATAAATACGGCTATAGTAAAATATTCAGTCTTACAAGAACGGGAATAAATTGTCTCAATGGCTCTGAGTTTGTATTTACTGGGCTACATAGGAATATAAACTCGATTCGGTCATTAGAGGGGATTGATTATTGCTGGGTTGAGGAAGCGGGAATTGTCTCCGAGGAATCTTGGGAGATTCTTATCCCGACAATCAGAAAAGAGGACTCCGAAATATGGGTATCGTTTAATCCAGAAAATGAAAACGATCCTGCATATCGGCGGTTCGTCAAAAATAAACCTGAGAATGCTTTTGTCAGAAAAGTAACATGGGCGGATAATCCTTGGTTCCCTGAAGTGCTGCGCAAAGAGATGGAGCATGACCGTGCGGTTGACCCTGATTTATATATGCATATTTGGGAAGGTGAGCTGAGAAAGCTCGCAGTGAGCCAGATCTTCCATGGCAAATGGACAATCGAGGATTTCGAGACTCCGGCAGATGCGCAATTCTATTGTGGCGCAGACTGGGGATTCGCGACTGATCCGACTGCGATTGTGCGCTGCTTTATTCGCGACGGCAAGTTATATGTCGACAAAGAAGCCGGCGGTCATGGCGTCGAGATAGACGAAACAGGTCTATTATTGGATCAGATATTGCCATATAAGAATTGGCCGACACGCGGCGATAACTCACGGCCTGAAACGATCTCTTTCTTGCGGCGGCAGGGCTACAATATAATCCCGTCGACAAAAGGGAGCGGATCGATTGAAGACGGTATTGCTTTCTTGCGCTCATTTGATACTATTGTAATTCATCCGAGATGTCGGCAAACTATCGAGGAGATGCGGTTGTATTCGTATAAGACTGATAGGATTACGGGAGACGTATTACCGATCCCTATAGATATGTACAATCATTACATTGATGCATTACGATATGCGGTAGAACCAGTAATGCGAAAGCAGAGGTTTGAGATATTATAGGAGCGGATATGGCGTGCTATATTTGTGGTTATCCTTCAGTGCTTAAATGCAAACGATGCGGAAAGTCTGTCTGTGGTACGCATTATAACTACGACACTGGGCTTTGTGTGAAATGTTTTGACGAGCAATTCAAGGCTATTCCTGACGCGATAGAAACGAAGCCTGCTATTGCGCCCGTCGTTAAACCAGTGCAGCCGAAAGCGAAAAAAGTGAGGCGATAAATGGCACTCAAGCGCCGCCCCGAGTTCGACTCAAAAAAAGGCGGTTTGCAAAAGCTATGGACACAAGCACCCGAGGCGAATGTTTCCTCGCTGTTGGAGTTATTCCACACAAACCCACGGCTCGATGCAATCGACATCAAGGCGCAGCATATCGCGGGGACACCATGGGCTATCTATGACAAGGTAGCATGGGAAGAATCGCCTGATGAGGCGCAGCCAATCAAGAATCATCCCGCGACTGCGCTACTCTTAGAGCCATGTCCCGCGTATCCTGAAATTGACGGCACGGTGCTCATGTATCTGACGTATGTTTACAAGAGGGTAACAGGAGAGGCCTATTGGTGGAAAATCCGCAACGGCTCAAAGATCGAAGCGCTCTACATCATGCCGAAGAGCTGGTGTCTTGAGACGCCGAGCTATCGATCCCCCTATTTCTTATTCATTCCCTATGGTGTGGCAGGTGGTACTTCGATCAAGGCCGCACCTGAAGATATTGTTTGGTTTAAGAGCCCGAATGTTGCTGATCCTTATTCTCGCGGGCGTGGTAGATCAGAGAACATGCTCGATGAGTATGAATCGGATGAACTTGCGGCGAAATACCAGAAGAATTACTTTTACAATGATGCAACCCCGCCGATTGCGATACATGCGCCTGGGGCAACGAAAGATGAAGTAGATCAGCTAAAGCAGTCTTGGTTCGAGAGGGTTGGGAGCTTCTTGAGAGCGAGAGCCCCGGCGTTCCTTACGTGGGAAGGTGCGAAGATTGAGAGACTCTCGGATTCAGCGCGAGAGATGGATTTTGTCGAGTCAAGGAAATTTATTCGGGACATGGCGAACCAGCATGAACAGTTACCACCGGAGATAGCAGGGATACTTGAGAACTCGAACCGCTCGACGATCGACGCGGCTTTTTATCTCCTCACTAAGAACGTTCTAGCGCCAGAGCTCGCTGCTCTCGATGCGACGATCACGAGACAGCTTATTGCGAGCGACTACGATGACCGGCTTATTTATCGGCATAAGAATATTACTCCTGAAGATGAAGCATTTAAGCTCCAGAAGGTCAACGAAGGCGCAAGCCGTGGGATGTTGACCCGTGCTGAGTGGCGGAGGGCAATGGGCTACCCGGTGGACGAGGGGAAAGATAATGTCTATGTGATCCCATTCTCGCTGACTGAGGTTAAGCCTGGAGAGAAGATAGAAATACAAGAAGAAGAAGAGACAGAAGAACTGCCGGCTAAAATGCTAGAATTTTCCATTGTTAAGGGAAACAAAGGCAATTTTACGGCTGAGCAGAAAATGGCAATTTGGAAAATATTTGATGCGAAGGCTATGTCCGGAGAGCCTTTCTTCATGCGTGCGGTACGGAAAATAGCTTCAGCGCAAGATAAGAAATTCAGAGAGACTTTAGGTTCGGAGATCGGAAACAGTAGGGATTTTGAGGGCGCGATTGAACGAACTTGTCAAAAAGTATTTAATAAATCGGCAGATATGGCGGTAAAATCCGGCCTTGCCCCTGCATGGTTAGCTTCGATGCGATCGGGCTTTGAGTTGGCGCAGGAACTTCTCGGCGGGGGGATCGATTTTACGCTTTACAATCCAGCATTCAACGCATGGGTTGACACGGTAGGACTTGCGAAAGCGAAGATCATCAATGGCACAACGAAAGATGCGATTCTTGGATTGCGTGAAAGTATCAGTGAGGGGATACAATCGGGCGAATCGATACCGAAGATCACCGAGCGGATTATGGCCGGTGCGAAGGATGTTTTTGGTGATCTTTCAGAGGGGCGCGCAACGACTATCGCAAGAACTGAAACGATGGCGAGCGTAAACTTTGGGCAGTTTGAGACATATCGCGGTGAAGGCGTGAAGCGAAAAGAATGGTTATCTACAAAGGACGACCGAACGCGAGATGCTCATGCCGAGGCCGACGGGCAGACAGTAGGGATAGATGAGGACTTTAACGTTGGGGGAGAATTACTACAGTACCCTGGCGGGGGGAATGACCCGGGTAATAATATAAATTGCAGATGTACTGTAATTCCTGTGATCGAGGAGTAGAAAAATGATAAACGGACAAATGCCAGCGAGTGGCGAGTTACTTAAAAATGATGAGAGTATTATCAACCAGGCTGATATCCTGCAAGCATCGATGGGTCAAGCTGGGATGGTGGTTATTTCCGACACGGCGAAGCATACCGCCGCCGCGGGAACGTGCTTTGCAGTGATAAAATTCCTGTCGGATAGTGTGGTAACAGAGATTGTCGCTGATGATTCAGCACCTATAACAGGATCGCTAGATGGGTTGGCGTTTGGGGCGAACTTCTCGCTTTTTGGGAAATTTGCCTCGGTGCAACTAGCCTCGGGTTCGGCGATTCTTTATATTGGGGGCGTGTAATGAATGTAGGAGAGAATACTGCTCCGCTGGCTGCGGATAGATCGCTATTAGAATCGACAGATTTGCTAGGATATGCAGGTATTAGGTATATCTGGTATGATGATGACACTTGGGACGATGATGTTGTATGGCATGACTAAGGAGTAAAATATGGCGAAAGAAACGTTGAATAACGGCGATGCTGGCTCGGTAATCCGCGCGGCGCTTAACAATATGTTTACTGAACTTTATAGTAAATTCCAAGCCGCCACGGCTGTTTTGGATGGATATTTGAAGCATGAAGATTTTGCTACTTTTGCTGGGAAACAGGATGCACTTTTAGCTGCTACAGCTGACACCGATGGATACCTCAAAAAGGAAGACTGGTCAACCTTCAACGGCAAGCAAGATGCTCTCGATACTGCGGACGCTACGCATGACGGCATTCTCACGAAAGAGGATTTCGCTACCTTCAATGGGAAGCAAGATGCATTAGATGAGGCAGATGCTACGCACGATGGAATCCTCACGCAGGAAGACTGGGCTACTTTTAATGGCAAACAGGATGCTCTCGATACTGCGGACGCTACGCATGACGGCATTCTCACGAAAGAGGACTGGTCGGCATTCAACGGAAAACAGGATGCGCTTACTGACCCTGTAACGCTTGTTGGTGCTCCACTTTCTGCGACCGCCTCTGGCGTTAAAGGGCAGATTGCTATTGATGCCGAGTATATTTACTTGTGCATTGCAACGAACACTTGGGTGCGTGCTTCTCTTGTATTCGATACATGGGGCGGAGAATAGAGGAGCAATGTATGGATGAGAAAAAGACAATCAAAATAAAAGCGGCGGGCAGTACAGACCGCGTGATTCGCTTTATTGCTTCTGATGAGAGCGTTGATCGCGATGGAGATATTGTTACCGCAGCAGGTTGGAGATTGGAGAACTACCTCAAGAATCCTGTAATTCTCTACGGGCACGAGTACGATAAGCTGCCAGTCGCGAAGGCGGTCAACGTCATTGTCGATGCTACAGCTAAGCAGCTCATAGTAGATGCGCAATTCCCGCGTGTGGATGATGTCTCTACAGGTACGCCATCGGAGCATGCGCTCTTCGTGGATTCAGTCTATAATCTTGCAAAGCTCGGACTTCTGAGCGCTGTTTCTGTAGGCTTCCGGGGGCTAAAGGTTGAGCCGATCCTCGATGCAGATGGTAAATGTACAGGCCGCCGCTTCTTAGAGCAGGAGCTCATGGAGCTATCTATCGTCCCGGTGCCTTCTAACGTGAACGCAGTGGCGATCATGCGAGGCGCAAAAGTGGACGAAAAACTGTGTGCGGTTGTTGAGAAGTCTATGAAGTCCGGGCGGAGATTATCCGCGGCGTCGCTTGCGTCATTGCATACGATACGCGGTAAACTGGATGAGTGCAACAGGATCCTTGACGAGGCACGCGCAGAGTATACAATACTTGTGGGCGATATTGACCAAGACGAAGGTTTGCAGGATGAAAAGCCGCAAGAAGCGGAGCCAAAAGGGAATACGCCGGAAGCGAAGAACGCCGAGGGCATAATTGAAATCGTCGACACCCATGTATATGAGTTTGACGAGCCGAAGAACGGCAAAATAAACTAAGGAGATAGATATGCAGTTGACAGATGTTGAACTGAAAAAGATGATCGATGACGGGTCTAAGGCTGCTGTCGAGGCTGCTCTTGCCGAGAAGGCAGCGGCAGACAAAGCGAAGGAGGAGGAACATAAAACTGCCCTCCGAGCTGAATTTCAAGAAGTTTACGA